TGCTACTATACTTGCGATTGGTTTAAAGATTAAAAACGCAATTCCTGCGCCGATTAGCACTGCACCGTCTAGTGAAGTTCTTTCGCTAAGTCTGTCCATAATAAATTTTTTCATATTATACTCCTTTTATTTCTTAAGGCCGTCTCTAGTAATATTAGCGGCGGTTTTCATTGATCTTGTTGGTTGCTGAAAGGATGTATCTGCCTTCATTAGATTTTGAATAGGCGTTGCTTTTTTTAATCTATCAGGTCTAATGCCAGTAATTTTATCTAGTTTTAAACTTCCTGAGTATACTGGTGTTGTTGTATTTCTAGCCATATTCATCTCCTATGTTATATGTATTTAGTAAATAATTGTTCCTATAGGAGAAAAAATATGTTAAATTGGTTTAAACGTATTTTAGGCTATGGTTCAGTTCCAGAAGTTATTGAAACAGTAATGGCACCGGAAGCAAAGTCTAAAACACAAACTAAAAAGAAAGCAACAACTAAGAAAGCTTCAACTAAGAAGAAATCAACAGGTAGTTGCGATTTTGATAAATTGAATAAAGCTCAGCTTTTAAAAGAAGCTAAGAAGCGTGGTGTTAAAGCCAATGCAAGTCTTACTAAAGCAGAAATTTTAAGTAGAGTTAAGAGCGCGAAATAACGTTCTTTAACTGTTCAATTGCAGTCTCACAGCGGGTCAGCTTGCGCTCTAATGTAGTAATAGCGGCCCGTTGTTTTCTTGACTGCTCTTCCAAACTATTTACATACTGAACTGTAGGAATTTCCTGAGGACTTCCATCTTCACTCATCATAGTGAATCGATCAACACCTTGTGCTTTTAAACCGCCTGTAACTCTGTTAGGATTCTTATCCGATGTAGCTACTATGTTCTTGGACCGACGCCCGTACATTTGATTTAGATATGACATTTGTGTTCTCCGTTATAGTGTATTTATCGGAAGTTTAGATACCGCTTTATAAATTCTTTTACATAGAAATGCGTTTGATAATACTAAATTTCTATTACCTTTAATAATAATTGAATCTTTTTCTATCTCACATGATACAAAGAATTTATTAAAATACTGCACAATATTTTTATTTGTTGTTTTTTTATCTAGAGTAATAAATGGCTCATTTTCATGTCCTTGGCAGCTCGATGTTGTTTTGTATCCTAAACTTATTAACATTATCACACTATCTTTTATTTTAGGCTCTAACTGTTCTTCAAATTTTGTATGACCAATAGGTACATGGGAATAACCAAATCTTTGTGTAATTTGTCTATTTTTAATTTCCATTAATTAACTAGCTAACATTATATCTTCTTGCATAAGAGCATAATCTTTTATGGCTTCATTATAATTATATAAGTCAATACTAGCAAGATTCTTGCACTTGCTCTCGCACATAATATCTGCATATGGTAAGAAACTTAGTGCATAATCGTTAACAAGATGGTTAGGATAGTAGTCACTGTGCGCACGTAGTTTTGCTTTTTTGTGTCCTGCTTCTAGTAGTGCTGGAAAGTCTGGCATTGTGTCGTGTGCAAAGCCTTCGGGTAGTGCTGTGTCTCTGCTGTAAGAATAATGTATTGCAGGACGTACACCACGCCAGCTGTCAATTACGCGAGAAAATCTATCGTCGGTGGGCTGTATATATTCACCTTCACGGCACCAGTGATGGTGTATGTCGAGTACCAATGCAAGGTCGTCTGCAAGTTCGAGGCTTGCGTCGATGCCCCATTTGTTTTCGTCGTTTTCGATTGTGATAACATTTCTCGCTTCTGGTGTGAGTCTCTTGAGTGCGGCCTTGATGCCGGCTGGACCTTGTCTGCCGGATATGTGTACGTTACACTTGAAGTCTTGGAATGATTGTCCGTAACCCATCCACCTGATACAATCCACATGATATTCAAATTCCTCTATTGATCGTTCGACGATGTCCGGGTTATCACTGGCAAGCACTGTGAACTGACCTGGATGCATGGAAAGTCGCACATCAAGGGCTCTTGCCGTGGCACCGACTTCTGCAAACGCTCTCTCACAGTAAGCCACAACGTCAGGCTTACGCCAATAATAGCACCAATCCCGCTGGGTATAAACAGGAAGTACATCAGAACCGAGTCGTACCATCCGTAGTTCAATTGGAAGACTTCCAACATATTCAATCAACCTTTTGTATGACGCAATATTGTGAACCATAAGTTCCCACAAGCGTTCTTCAGCAACTTCACGTGTCTGCCTATTGAGCCACTGTACAGTTGTGCTACGGGTATTTAGCGGGCGTTGAATCTCTTCAAGCACTTTCTTCTTCTGTGTTTGATCTGGATGCATGTACTTACATGCAAAGCCTATGCGTTGTGTTACCATTTTCTATAACTCCCGTCGAGTTCGTGTGTGCCTGAATTGTAAATTGCCCACGCTATGCAGTTGTACCATGCATAGTGCGGATGTTGCCTGAGTTGTTTGTACCATTGTATAGCTAGTATAACACGTTTCTTAAAGTTTGTCAACGCCAATTCTCTACAACCCATGGATCTGAACAATGTTCTGGATTGGGGTCGCCGTGAAACACTGCAACACAACATTCTACTCTTGGCTTACAGTGTTCGATAGTTTTTAATCTTCTTTTTCCTCTAATGCCGCCCGGTGCAATTGTTTTATCTTTTCGAACTTCCCATTTCCAACTTTGTACCCAACTATCTGGATATAGCATTGCGCCTTTCTTTTTATGTGTTACTTCATACAGCCAATCTTGATCACCATGAAGTCTTCTTTCAATACTAATCCTATCTTTTTCGTATTCAGTCCATACAAAATCTAGTTCACCTACACGATAACGTACAATACTACTATTATATTTGTGCCATTTAGGACGCATTACTCGTGTAAAGTCTCTTAGCGTACACCACTGATTTGGTTGCCATGTAAACAGTTTATCTATATTGCCTGCTATAACAACATCTAAATCCATATAAAGTACAATACCATCAAGCGGCAGGTCTTTAGAAAACATATAAGGCTTACACCACCAACCAGCAATTCCACCTGGTAACGGAAGTATAGTTACTTCTTTGTTAATTCCTTTAGGATCGTCTGTTAAGCATACAAATTTGTAGTCGAGGGTACAATTACGTTGTACCATATTATATAACTTGTTTACATAATCAGCAGAGTACTTTGTGCCGTGCTTTAGACACAACACATAGTATTCATTTTTTGAATCAATGATAGACGGATCAAGTTTTGCTAGTTTTTCAAGAGATTTTCTGCGTTTACGCTGTTCTTTTGTTTCACCATCAACGTATTTTCTTACCAACCTACACCTCGTATATTGCTGAGTTTGCTCCGTGTTCTGCACATTCTGCTCTTACGCAATAACACCGATTATCTGTTGCTTCACGTATAAGTTTGTCTGCAAAATTAAATGCGTGTTCTGCAAATTTCTCTGCACCAACACCATCAAAGATACGTAGCTCTGCTAAACCCTTTGCTTCGAGATCTTTTAGTGTATCCATATGCGGATCGTTTACATCAACTGCTACCTTATGATCAAACGAATCCTCAAGCCAAGCCTTCAAAGGCTTTAATCCGCCAAAGTCAACAGCCCAGTTTTTGTTATCTAGTTCATCACATCCAAATGTAAATGTAAACGCTAAACTGTAGCCATGTAATAAATGACAATGTGAATGATCTGCATTAGGTTGCCTAAATACTGCTGACAATCCAATGTTGTGTCCGTAATGTTTTGTGCTTAAATGTTTTCCCATAATATTCTCCTGTATAATTATATGGGCGGCAGAGTTAGAAGGGTTGACGCCAAGTCCTGTTTATTAGTTACTATTATAACTTATGTTACTTAGTGTGTCAACCGTTATATTAGGATATTTCCAGGCTGACGGAAGCTCCCAATCGTCTTGATATATTATAAATTGTATGTTAGGAAAGCATTTAAATACCATTCCTATCTGATGTATCCAATAACGTGGATCTACAGCTCGATAATCTGCATTTTGATAATTGGGTGTATCTTTATACATATTATTAATTTTATTTGATCTACTCCATAAGTCAAACCCAATTAAATTAACGCACTTGTCTGTGGTATACATAGATGCAATTAGTACAGCATAAGGACCGCTTCCCCATTGAAACGGTTCGTCCCATCGTTCTGTACCTTTGTAAGGTAATGGCGGAACTGATCTTACTGTACCTTTGAACATTGGTGCCCATTCTGTTCTAGTATATATTTTTGTTTGAGTGTTTGTATCTATTGCTTCCTTAACCATCCTTCGATCAGCACAAACTAAATGATCCATATGATAGTCACGATGTATTGCATTACATCCTACTTTAGGGCCATCAAGTTTATCTATATCAATAGAGGTGCGACTTTCGCCGTTTCCAAATACATACATAAAATTATTTAGCGGGGGTCTACTTTTAAATAGATGTTATCGAATACTTGTACTTTTTGTGTTTTGAATATCAAGTGTACGCATGTAAATTCGCCTGTCATACTAACACGATACTCGCCGCCTTTATACATATGTTCAGGTACAGCCATATGCCAACCATTTTCAACTCTATCACCTGGTGCTGTGTTTTGCACATAGCGTTTTGTAAATGTGTTTAAATCATGTGAGTGTGAGCCATCTATTGCGTGTGCTATGCCATATGCGGCTGTGCTGTTGCACTGATACTTCTTTGAGCCTATCATAAAGAACTGTATATCTTTGTCTTTAGTTACTGGATTATTTGAAATGCCTATTTCTGTATCTGTAAATACAAATGCGTTGTCAAAACTCATGTATGCTATACCAAATGATATAATCGTTACCATACTAAGTCCACTAATTACATTAAGCATCGCTTTAACATACATATATTGTTTTAGGCTTTTATTCATTTTCATTTTTGTATGCCTCGAGATCTTTCTTGATACTAACAAACTCGTCTTTAACTTCAACTATGTTATTGCTTGCCCGGTTAAGTGTCCTTATCAAATGTCTTATTGTGTATATAGTCCAAAACCACCATGTTACTGCTGTGAGAGCAAACATTCCAAGTCCTACCCAGAATGCGGTTTGAAAATCTATGATGCCTGATGCTATTAATGTCATTGATATTATTAGAAAAATTGTAGGAGTGATTCGAGCGAATAAGTCCCATCTTTCTACTTGTAGCTCAATTGCCTCTTCGGTTGCCATTCTCATTTTTTTATTCCTGCCTTTTATTGCCTTTATCATTTTATTTCTGCCTTTTGTTGACGGAGGCTAGTGACAAACTCCGTTGTGCCTTGCTTGGCACGCTAGTATTTATTGGTGGGTGAGGTAAAGTTAAACTAAACTTTAAGTAGCAATTTGACCGAATGGTTTCCAAATTCCTGGTGAGCCGTCTTTGGTGCAAATCCATCCTACATATCCACTTGGACGAGGTAATGAATTCCAAACAATGTCGCCTTGTCTGTATGAACCGTTTGTAGGTTCGCTTGCGCCAACTTCAAATCTTTTGCCTTCGAAACTAACTGGACCGGCAGTTTCGATATCAGCAGTAGGATTCTCAACATTGATTCCTAATTTGCCTTTGACTGTTGTTTTACTAGCAGTATCTGAGCCGATAGTAATTTTGCCAGTTGCACTTACACTAATACGTTTAGTGTTATCTGTAATTAACTCTATATCAGTTGTAGTATATGTACCAAATGTAGCTGTCTTGCCTTCTGCATCAATAATGAATTCTGCATCGTCTTGTACTATACCAAATGTTCCGTTTGGTGTTTCAGTACCAATGCCAAAACGCATATAGTCGCCGTTCCAAAATACATATTGATCTATATTGAAGTTGCCGTCAACTGCTAAATTTTGTAGTACACCAACTTGTGTTAAACTACTGCGTGTAACTGTTGAACCTAGTTCGTTCATGCTCAATACACTTACGCCATCGATTCCGTAATAGTCGTTTGCACGTACTTCAATTGGCATAGTTGAAAATAATCTATCAGGACCGGGCTTATATATTAATTGTTGAGTTCTATCAGTTGCTCTCCAAGCAAGTCCCTTACCTTCGATAGTGTCGCCATCTTGACTAGTAAATTCTAATGAGCTTGTTCTTTCTTGCCTAATGTCTGCTGTGAGTTCATCTACATGAATTCTCCTAGCAGTAATTTCGCCCTCAACTGTTAAGTTGCCGCTTACTGTTGTATCGCCTGAAATAGTATCAACATCAATTCTATCAGTAACAATACCATCATCGTCAACAACAACTACTAAACGTGTGCTGTCGTCTCTAATGCCTATACTTTGAAAAGCTGTTATTTTGCCGCCATGTAATACATCGCCACTTAAACTTCTATTACCTATAACAGGTGTAGGGGATTCAGCTCTTGATAGCTGAAAGATTGCATCACCTAGGTCTGATAGCCCTTGGCGAATACGTTGAATTTCTGGATCGGATACATTGCTCATGTAAGTATTTATCAGTTTAATGAATTACTCTGTCAACAGCATCTAATAGGTTATGAATTGCTGTTTGATATGATTTTATATCTTCTGACTTGACATGTGAATACGCTTCTTCAAGTTGTAACCATTGATCTTTATCGTATTCTGACATTACATCAAGTTCTTGTTTCGAAGGCATTCTTTCTAATTCATCGTAGTCTGCTATTTCACCTATGTAGAACTGTTTTATTTTTTTAGCTTCTGTTTTATTGACCTTCATCATCTTAAAATAATTATGGAAATTAAATCCATTGGGATTAAATTCTTTAGAGTTTCTATCCCAACGTTCTAGCCAATTATCAATACTTTCGGTTATTTCATATATACGAGATTGCTTTACTTTCATTGTATTATTTCCTTTATAATACTAGTATATATTAAATTTTTACAAAATCTAAGTCTTCAGTTAAGATGTCCTCGAAAGTTTTCTTCTTATAGTCTGCAATTTGAGCCTTAAGAGTCTTGGCTTTTGCTTTAAGTTTTGCTATTTCTTCTGTTGTTAGACTACGCATAGGAAGCCCTAAGAAGCCTTTAACACGACCTTGTAGTATAACGTCATATGCTTCAGCTTGTGTAATAACTGCTGTTTCCTTAGCGTTACGAAGCTCTATGGCACCGTCTACAACGCCTTGTATAAACTTAGCTCTTGCATTAGTGTAGTCCATTTCTTCTTGCATACTAGATAGTAGATGCTGTTTACGCTTGTCATTATATTCTATACGTTTTACATACCATGCTTCTAATAATTCTTTAAGACTGTTAAAAATAACAATCTTATTGTTCTCATCAATACAAGTAAAGTTTTCAGTAACTTTCTTAATCAACTTGAGCTTGGTCATAATCCATTCGTCTGTGCGCTCACCAAAAGCTCTATCTACTTGAATTTCAAATTCAAATATATCATTATCTGAAAAGTCTTCGTAGTCTTTAATTACTTTATCGTCAACGAGCCGCTCTAACACTGCTTGATACTGTTTGAGTGTATAACCCACAGGAAGTGAATCAATGGTTATACGGTGCTTAGATTTGCGTGTAAAGCTACCTGTAATCTCCCACTGGACTTTACTCTCGCCCTTGTTTACAACACAGCTCATACCTTCCCAATGCGGAGTAAGATTAGCAGTAATACGATCTCCAGCGGCACGTTGTCTAACCCATTTAATAATTTCTTTAGGTTTACGTGGAAGTATCTTTTGTGCAAAACCAATTGACACACCTTCGCTACCGTTGATAGCAAGCATAGGCAGAACAGGCATATAAAAGCGTGGTTCTATCTTTGCTCCTTCAAAGTCTTGATGCGGCAAATTTACAAAGTCGTCTTTAACATACAGTTGCTTTAGAATAGGATTCATACGTGCAAAGATATAACGTGTAGCAGCCGCATCATTAATAAACGATGAACCAAAGTTACCATCACCTTCTAGCAACGGAACATTGTTACCACTACCTACATAGTTTGCAGTCATATTAACAATAGTGCCTTCGAGGCTACCGTGCAAATATTGTGCATGGTCTTGTACTTTAGGACCTAAGTTACTTACTTTAACAAATTTGTCAATGTTCTGTTGTAGGACTGTGTGTACAATCTTACGACTAGCGTTCTTTTGTCCGTCAATGTAGTTTCCTAGTTTACGAACGTTGTCGTATACCGAGAAGTCAATGTATTCGTTTTTAAAGAAGCCTTCTAGCGGAATCTGTTTTGTCATTCTTTATACCTTCATAATGTCGAACGGCGCACTTTGTAGCAGTTGTTCTTTTCTATAATCAATTGTACTACCACTGAACCAATTTGTAAAGAGGTCTGTGTCAGCAATGCTTACTGTTGGCAACATTTCATCCATTGTGTCTGCATCAATGATATGTTTTAAATCTTTCTCACTCCAACTACCAAGCCCTTTTACATAACTTACATCTAATTTATGATCAATCTTGTTTACATCTGAAAATGTGTATGCCCAATCTTTTACTTCGTTATTCTTTTTACCAATTGCAATAGGTGTACGTAGTATTTTCATCTTGCCATTATTTAAATGCTCCGGAAAATACTTAAACATAAACAACGATATTAGTCCTGTGATACGCATACCATCTGCATCAGCGTCTGTTGCTAAACAAATTTCTGCATCTGGAAACGTAGTAATAATTGTGTACAGTTCACTAAGCTCTTTGTTCGCCATAAACTTTTGATGTGATACTTCTAGTACATTTAGCGGAACACCTTTAAGTGCATAAAACGCATTACCTTTGCGTCCTAAACATTTAATCAAGCCGCCACTAGCTGAGTCACCTTCTACTACAAAAATTCTATCTGTACGATGTCCAATTGCCGCAAAGTACTTGTCTGACTTTACTTTCTTTTTCTTTTCAAGTTTACCTAGTTCTTTCTTAGCAGCCAAGTCTTCTTGCATTTTAGTATAAGCACAGATTTCGTTAATCAAGTCTTCATTCTTCATTAACTTGTTAATAATTTTCTTACTGTCAATTTCTCCAATTGCTTCACGACACTCTGCCGCACTATTTGTTACACGTTCTTTTGTTTGTGAATCAAACTTTAGTGCCGGAAAGCCGTTTACAATAGCGTGTACTCGCAAATGTTGCTTGAGTCGTGCCGCTGTAATATCTACTTTCTTACGGCGCTTTAGTGCATCTCGAAAATCTTGCATAATAGACGAAAGGAAGTGATCAATGTGTGTACCACTTTTTACACTTAGTCCGTTTACTAGACTGTGTGACTGATGTGATCCATCTGACTTCGAAATACCAAATATTGCTTTTTCTGTGTTGAAGATGTCACACTCACCAAAGTAGTCTGCAAATTTTAGTCTAATAATCTTTTTATTAAAACGGAAACGCACTGTGTCAAATGCTAGTGCAAGTGAACGTACACGTTCTTCAATCATTGCTGTATGAGCTTCGTCAATATTCTCCATACCAAAAAATTCATAGTCAGGACGGAACTTAACAGTTGTGCCTTTTAATGCTGTTTCTTTTGTGCGTATGCGATCAATCTGACCGTCCTTGCCTACCATCTGTACTTGCAGTTTGCCATCGCTACTCTTAGCATCAAACTTACTAGATGTTACAAATGTAATCATTGATCCAACACCGTTCATACCAATTGACTCACGGTTAGTATCATCAAAGTTAGAACCTGCTCTAGCTCTTGTAAACGCACTCACCATCTGATATTCTTTACCATCTGGCGTGTCAATTTCTACACTAGGAATACCACGACCGTTGTCGCTCACAACAATTGTTCCATCGTGTTCTACATCAATATCAATACGTGTAGCATACTCTTTATTTGTGCGAACGTGTTCGTCTACACTATTATCAATAATTTCGTTAATTACTTTTAGTAATCCGCCAACGATGTTTACCTTTGTAAACTCTGCATTTACAAATGCTTGCTCTTGTTGTACGACTTGACTGCCGCCGTACATTGAAAATCGTTTACGAATGTGTTCAGCATCCGATAATAATTTAAAGTTATCAGCCATGTGAATCCCTCTTTTTGTGTTGTTCCTATATTATATAGCCATTTAACAGAAAAGTCAAGACTGTTTGAGCGCATACAATGTTGCGTACTTATCTTTTAGCTTGCCTGTTAACGTTACTTTATATCCGTAGGAATGATCATCTGGCCGAATATGATATTTAGGATCTTCTGCGTATTCCATTGCCCACTTGCCTTCTGGTGTCTGTTGCCATTCGTAAATAGGAGCAGACACATGTAGATCAGGGTCTTCAACATCCGGCATGTTGAATTCATAAAGAACATATTCGTTAATCATTTTTTAATAGAATCAATCATCTCTTGTTGTTCTTTCTTAAAGTCTTGATAACGTGAACGAACAATATCTTGTGTTAGGTCTGCAAAAATCAATATTGGTGTAATAAAAAACCAATCACTATTTTCAAGACCAAGCGCAACTGCTAGGCCTAATGTAAAATACGCAACCATACGTTTGTTGTACGGCGCAATATCGGTAAAGTTCCATTTAAGGAAATACATAATTTTTCTCATTATATCTTCTCTCCAGGCGTAAAGCCTCTAAACGTTTTAAATCTTGGAAAACGTAAACTATATGTTCCGTCTTGGTTTTGTGTTACAGCGTCAGCTCTAACTTCTACAAGTTGACCTGTGACATCAGCGCGACTGCTCCAAAACTGATCGCGATTAGCATCACTAAAGCCACTACCGACATTAACATTAATTTTCTTTCCGTCATCAATGCCTTCACAAACAATTGCACCAAGTCGTCCTTCATTTCTTCCTGTGCCTTCTTCGACATCTACTACCTCTAATGTTACTTCAATAAATGGTTTTGCTTTAAGCCAAGCGTGTGTACGCTTACATTCATAAGGAGCATCTTTGTCTTTTATCATGACTCCTTCGTAGCCGCCGTCAACAGCCGCTTTATTAATTTGTTTAAAGCGTTCTTGACCTTCAGATGTGTCTAAGTCTACATCTTCCCAGTCTAGTGCTTGTACGTGCTTTAACGTGTCCTTATGTTCATTAACCCAATATTTGGTAATTGTACTTCGAACGCTTTGCGGTTTATCCCAGCTACCATTCTTAAAACAACCCAACGGAATAGAGTCAAATAAATGTAGTACTGCATCAGTATTTTGAGGACCATCTTTACGATGTACTTGTTTCATAAGGTCTTGAAAGTTAGCACTCATTACCTCTCCATCTAATACTAATGGATAAGGTGCCGGATGATCTTTTAGTACTTGTTTGATTTCATCAATGATGTGATCAAAGTTGTGAAATTGTTTTCCGTTACGACTAAACATTTCTACTTTGTCGCCTTGGATAATAGTAATAACTCTTACGCCGTCTAACTTAATTTCTATTTGTTTTTCGCCTATCATTTTCTTTTCATGATTAGCACTATCATGTGCAAGACTACAAGTAAACACCGGAACTGTTCCCGGTGCTACTTTGTTTACAGTTTTTTCACTTACACCACAACGTAAATCTTTAATTAAAATACGTCTATAAAACCCATTCCACTGTTCTGTAGTAGCAACACCCATTGCTAGTTGAATAGCATCACGTGCCGCATGTCCAGTTAATTCACGATTATGTAGCTTATTAGCAAGTTCTACAAATGCGGACCAAGCAAGACCTTGACCAGTTAACACATCAGAACGTTCTGGTACTTGTTTCACACCAAAAGTATATAGTTTATCTAACGCCATACGACAACCTTCAAAAAACTCTGGAAGTCCTTCGTCGTATGCTGTTTTCAAAATTGCTTGTTTAGCGAGCTTACTATTGTCTGCTTCTAACTGTGCAATAATATCTTGTGGTTGTGTTCTCATACTAATTCCTCAATGTTAACTGGTGTAAAGTTAGTCTGCTCAACACTAACACACTTATATGGTCCTTCGGGTGAAGGATTAGTGTGTATGTGTCCGTGGACGTTTATTTTTGGCTCAGTAAACCTGTGCTTTTCAGCAAGTGTACTTTCGTGCAAAGGCGTGTGAGTAAAAATAAAACCAGGAATATCAATCCATAACTGCATATCTTTAAAGAACGGAGCAAGTATTTTTAAGTTGTCGTGGTTACCAACAACAAGTCTTTTCTTGCCCGGAAGTTTATCAAAGTTTGCAGCCATCCAATCAGCCTTGTCTAATCCAAAAAGAACATCACCACAGTGGATAACAGTATCTTTTGGACCAACAACACTTATCCAGTTGTCCATCATACATTCGTTCATTTGCTCTACGGAATCAAACTCACGACATGGCTTACCAAGGTAGTCTTTAAACTCCAAGATATTTGCGTGATTAAAGTGAGTATCACTTATAGTAAATATTTCTGCCATGCTGTGCCTCTGCGTATTTGCCTAATTAATGTAACTATTATACGACATATTTAATCGGTTGTCAACCAGTAATTTTCCAAAAGTTGGTGCGCCTGAAGAGATTCGAACTCCTGACCCTCGGTTTCGTAGACCGGTACTCTATCCAGCTGAGCTACAGGCGCATGTGTTTGGTAGCCCGTAGGAGAATCGAACTCCTGTTGCATGGATGAAAACCATGTGTCCTAACCACTAGACGAACGGGCCAAATACAAAACTAGTGTAACACCTATAAGATAGTTGTCAACCTTTTTTGGAGTGAGCGACAGGACTTGAACCTGTATAGTCTTTCGACACGGATTTGCAATCCGTTGCGTAACCATTCCGCCACGCTCACATATTGGTCGGGGATGCAGGATTCGAACCTGCGACCTCTCGCTCCCAAAGCGAGCGCACTACCAGACTGTGCTAATCCCCGTGGCAGGCGTGTAGGGAGTCGAACCCCAGCTTGCGGTTTTGGAGACCGCCGTGCTACCATAACACTTCACACCCATAAATTTTTTATGAATACACTCCCAGTTTATCAGATCTGTTGCTTAGTGCTATGCACATAGCAGAGTGTATTCATAAAAAAAGCCCCTAACCGAATTAACTGCTAGGGGCTTACTTAAAATAACTTTTTAAAAAGTCACATTCAAGACGTACCCCGGTTATTCGGTGGCCAACAAGTAATATTTGTTGTACTATTCTTGAGCATGTTAAAAATCCTTATTCCTTATTATGTGTATATACTACACTCTTTATTTTAGTTTGTCAACATCTTTTTTGTCTGCTCTGCCTTTTTTCCCGCAGTGTGGACAATGAAATGTTGTTCGTTCAATGCAATACTTGTCTTCCATAGTAGCGAATGTAAACCAGCCCTTACATTGAGTGCAGGTTAAATGCCATATGATTTCTTTCACCGCATCGAACATTGTAAAAGTATTTAGCCTACAATCCTAGTATACCAAATAAGTTGAACCAGCCCATTGTAGTTCCTATAATAACGGGCGTTCCGATCATTATAAATGCAATAATTAAAAATGCTAGTATAGCACCTTTGTTGTCACCTGCTTCGTTTGGGTTACTCATTCGTGTTCGCCTCCAACTCCGCGAGAATTAATTACATTATCACGTACAAACATTTTTGGATTGCGCTTTGCTGTTTCAAATGTTGCTACTGTGATTGCTATAGCGGCAAGTAACAATGCATGTAATACCATGCTAAAAATTCCTGCCCACATGCTACCTACGATGATAGCAAAAACAATACACCACATCCATGCTAGTACCTGCATAATCATGTGTCGTGTGCTGAAGTCCGGAATACTACTTAGTGGATTCTTTTCATGATCCATTACTACATTCCAACAATTATATACCCATTCTCTCATTGATATTACCTTTCTAAATATTACCTTTGTAGGATAGTGAGCATCAACGTCATCACGATACTCTATTGCATCGTTCACGTCGT